GCATCTTTACGCATGGCAAGTGATTCAAGTATATCGTTTGTTTCTGCTTGTCTGTTTTGTTGGTTGATTGTGAAGATGGTGTTTGTAATTACACGTGCTTGGTCAATTATAAATGCTGTTCTTTCTTTTTCTAATTCAATTGATTTTTTAGCTGCATCAACTTCTGCTTGGTAACGCTTTCCTATTTCTGAATAAATTTGAGCCGATGTTGTAAGCCTACCTTCTTGTGCGATTTTTGCATATTCAGCATCAACTTCTGCTTGTGTTTTTTTAAATTGAACTTGTATATCTGTTTGTGTGTAATAATTTTGTTTTATTTGTTCATTTGCTGCCATATCAATTTGCGCCCTTTTTACGGATGCTTCGTATTCGGCTTGCAATCGTTTTTCAATTTCAGCATAAATTTGCTCGGAAGTTGTAAATCTTCTATCTTGTGAAAGTTCAGCATACATCGCATCAATCTCATCAACATTCTTAAAATATTCGGTTTGAATTTCTTCTTGCCTTATCATATTTTGTTGCAATTGTTGCGTTAAATCTGCTAAAAGTTTAGCACGTGCATTAGCATCTGCTTCGGCTTTCTTGCGCGCTTCATCTGTTAATTTATCTAACTTGTCTTGCGCAGCTTTCTTTTTATCTGCTTCCTCTTTTGCAAACTTGTCTTTTATTTGTTGAATATCATATTGATGTTGTGCTTCTTGATTTTGAAGTTCTAAATTATAAGTATCATCATCAGTTTCTCTATTTCTAAATCTTTCCCTTATTTTTGCTCTTGCCTCACTATCATAAAAAGCTTCCAATTCAAGTTCTTTTTCTAAACCACTTTTTTTTCTTTTTATTTGTTGTTCAATATAAGATAATGCGGTTTCTCCTTGGTTTTTATTTCTTTGTGCTAAGTTTCCAGTTACTCTACTTTGTTCCTCATCTACATCATTCATTGTTGATATAAAATAAACCAATCCGCCAATTAAAACGCTTATGCCAGCAGTTGCCATAGCCATATTAGCGGTTATTGTCCTACCTAAAATATTACTGCTAACAGTTGCAGCTTTTTGTGCCCCATCTAAAACAAATGTTCTTAAAGCATTTTCAGTTGTAGCTATCTTTGCTAATTCTTGAACACCAGTTAATAATGCCATTGCGCCTTGGGCTTGCGCTAATGTTTTAGTTAACTTTTCATTCTCACCTCCAAACAATGCCGCAGCACCCGCAGCAACCGAAGCCGCTGCCGCTATACCACTAAATGCAGTCACAACCGCATCTATTCGCTTTGTGTCGCTCGATAATGCCTTAACTTTATCGTTAACATCTCCAATCTCATCAGCTAACTGTGCAGCGCGTTTTGTGGCTTCTTTCATTTCTTTTGCACCCAATGACCCACTTGCAATCTGTGCCTTTAATTCTTTTAACTCTTGCTTCATTGACTTAAAGCCACCGCCCGCTTTCTTAGTTTCTTTCGTTACCTCAGCTAAATGGTCGGCAAATCCCTCCATAACTCCCGCTTGAATCTCGGCCATAAGCCCATCAACTTCGTTGGACAGTTTGCCCATTTCGGTTGTGGATTTATTTAAGTTTTGGATAAATTCCTTTTGCTCATTGTTTACTTGCGCAAACGCAGCCGCATCATCTTTGCTTATCTTACCAAGTAATTCAAGTTGCTTTATAGCAGGCTCCAGTCCTGATGTGTCTGCAACGAATTTAATTATTACGTTTTCCAACTGCCATTACTTTTTAGGCTGTTTAGGTTGTGGCTTCTTTGCCTCATTAGCAAAGAAAAAGAAATCCCACAAATTTAGTAAATTAATTTGATAATTCGCGGGTAAATATTTTAATACGGTAATCTTTAATCTTTCTCGGCTTGCAATTCCATCCCTAATGTCTGTAACGAAAGAATATCCCGTTGAATCTGTTCGACTTTTTCCACTATCGCCAAATACGTCAGGGAAGTGTCGCCTGACTTCGCTAAAAACGGAACTAATTTCTTTATTGGCATTGACAAAAAAAAACTATCGCCCGCGTTTTCTTTCCAGTTCTTAATCTTTTTTTCGTTAGCCTTAAAGTCATAACGTGTCAATGGCTCACTTTTATCCACAAATGCAACAGAAGCAACCTTGTAAATAATATCCTTGCTTATAATGAAGTTACAACGCTCCTCGAATCGCATTTGCAGTTTAATGATTTCGTTGAGGTTGATTTTCTTTGGATCACTTAACAACTTGCTCATTGCCGCGTTGTAATTCTTGATGTAATCGTTTGTAACTCCGTTCTGCATTTCTTGGTAGAATGTTAACGCTTCGAGGCCACGTTCGTAAGGTAGGTTGTTTTTATCGACAAACTCAAAGTAGTCAACGCCTCCGCACTTGAACGCAAATTCAAGTGGGAATTCAGATTTATAAGTTGGTGGTAAGTTCTTGAATAGGTTTCGGAAGTTCATTGTTGTGTGTATAGTGTTTAGTTCTTAGATTAATTATTACTTTATTGTCTGTTTTATTGTAGGTCCGCTTCTTTGCGCTGCCTCCACACCCGCACGTTTGACCAGTGTAGGTGTAGCCAAGTGATAGTAGAAACTTATGTGCATCTTCAATCTCCATGATAATACATTTTAGATGTTAACGCGTTAAGGCCACATAGGATAAGTAAGTAAGGTATCAAGTGTAAGTCGGTTACAAAATATAACCAACCCATTAAACCCCAAACCGAAGCCATGCAAGGCGGGCAATCGAACAATGGTTTACTCCAATAGTCACCAACATAATGGCGAATATAGTTTGCTGCTTGCTCAAACAACATACCCTCACGCGTTAGGCAATGAACACCTAAACAACCGAGGCTATTCAGGACAAGGACAAGGGATAATGGCAGTTGTATCATCTTCAGTTATGTTTATGAAGTTAAGTGTAATCGATGAATAAACTGTCCCACAAATATCAAAGGTTGTGACATCGCAGCCATTTAGAATCTCAACCTTTACGATGCCAGTGCCGATGTTCCAGAATCCGTTGTTAGGCATTTCAATTACTGCATCGTATAGGCCGCTTGTTACATCTTTTTTAAGCACCCATCCATTAGAATAGGTAAACTTAATTACGTAATCAGTATAGTTTGTGAATGTTGGCGAACTGAATTCTAATACCTCAGCGCATCCGCTAATGTCTTGGGTGTAGCTTGTTAGGCAGTTAAGTATGCTCATGTTTTATTTTTTTATTCCGTAAAAATACAAATCTTGTGGGAAGTCTATACGTGTTTTAAATTTATAATTTGAAAATATCGCATCGCAATCTAACACGCTGCGAATATCGGCCTCACTTAAGTTGCGATAGTAGTCATTAGTAAACGGTGAATCCTTTGGCGATGTGCGCTTTGTTCCATGCTCGGGTCTGCCTGGCGCGGCACAACTAAATAAAAACAAACCGCCATCCTTTAGCAAGTTGTTAATCACATTTTTTAACGTTTGTTGCCAATGCTCATCATGCTCAAAGCATTCTGTTGAAACAACCACATCGAATAAATCATCAGACTTAAACAAGTGACCGCTGCAAACTACATCAACATTTGGTCCATCTCCGATATCAATACCAGTGTAGTTGCATTGCTCAAATAAGTAACGGTTGTTGCCATTAATATCAAGTGAGCCGATGTCTAACACGCTTGTGCCGACAAAAAATTCATCGTGCGCGTATTTTACAAGCTCACACCATTCTCTTTGTTCTCTGTGTGCCATTACTTTTTGTATTTAGTTAAGAAAGTTTGATTGTCATTGTGCTGAATCATTCCAAATTCAGGCAGTTGTGTAGTTGTGCTAATCTCGGATTGAATCGATAAGCCATGCAATTCGTAAGGCGTTGAATTTTGTGCTAACCAGTCATCGCCATTTGCAATCAATAGGTCTTCGGGTATAGCAACATACTTTGATTTGTGCATCAACATCATACAACCCCAACCGTATGGGCGTTGCTTCATTGATTTCAAATGTATGTTAGTATCCTTTTTTAGTTGGTAGTTTTCAAATGCCATACCGATAACACCAACGTGCTGCAATGAATCATCGAATATAGATAAGAATGCAGGATTGAAGTTAATGTCATCGTTGCATATTAAGATGTTATCATACTTAGCGCGCTCAACTCCGTAATTCCACGCGGGATTTACATAAATGTTTTCAGCCATTAAGTGTATGTCATACTTAGCGTTAAGCGGCAAAGGTCTGTATTCGGTTGTATCGTTGTCAATAATTATTATCTCACCGACAAATTCAGAAGCGCAAAGGTCTTCAACAAGATTGATGATGCGTGGACTTCTCCACATAGTTGGAATGATTACGCTAAACATTTGACAAATATATGAAATTTTTTAAATAAGTGTTACATGCATAACGAAATGTGTCTAATGCATCGGCTTGCTGAGTCGGATCGTTTCGGTCTGTTTTCTTTATTGTCCCATCGGGCAACACCGCCACGTTTTCTAAATCGAATTGCAAGCCCTTAGTAAATTGTGGGTCAAGTTCTACATTGCCTCGCGCAAGTAATGAGTTAACTAACATTCGGTTATCTTCTAACGATGGGTTAACGCTTGGAACTAACATTTGATTGTTGCTTAGGTTAAACTTCTGCCGAATTACAACGTAATAGTTGAGGTTATCCTGCACTAATGCACTCGATGACTTGCCTGAAGCATCGCCAGTTACTTGGTATAGTGCATTGCCATACTTGCTTTTAATAACATCGCATAGTTGATAGATGTCGCTATTGGCTAACTTAATCGTTTCCTTAACGCGTATAGTTGATGGCGGCATTACTTGAAGTACTGAGCAACAAATCGGGTTACGGTTAAAGTCAAAGCTAAGTATTATTGGCAGTTGTTTATTAAGTTCAACGGGCTTTAAGTGTTTAGTCGAATCATAAGCATAAGCCCAACGGTTGCCATCCATGTCAAAGTTAGTCCAATCGCCACCAATAAACTGCCTCTTATAACGCTCATCCATACGTGACCATACCTTGCGTTGCTCCTCAGTTACGAATGCATTGTCATCGGGCAAAGCAAGTTGATAGTAAAACTCTGGGCCTAACTCGCCTTTAAGATACGGAATATGTATTTCATCCTTAATCCACGTTTGCGTTGGGTTGAATGTTGCAAGTATTAGAGGCGTTGGCATCTTATCAATGTACCACGAGCCAACGCGTGAGCTGCCAATATTCCAAAGTTTTTTACTCAGTTCCTCAATTTGCTCAAAGTATATACCGTTTGTTTCAAGTCCTAAGAATGCATTCAACTCTGGGTCATGGCTTATGTTCTCAGCCATAAAAAATATTTTTGATTTTGTTTTGGTATTTTCTAAGAAGTAGTTTGACTTATCGCGTGACCACCTAAAGTGTGCTGAGCCATCGATAATCTTTTCAAATGTCGGTATGATTGTCTTTACTAACTTTGGAAAGTCGGAACGGATAACATGCCACTTGCTATTTGGATACATTGAGGCCAAACGCAAACAGATCGTGGCGCAGATAAAAGACTTGCCACCACGAATAGCGCCGCCGTAAAGTAGATTGCGCTTCTCTGTCGCGCCTTGCGCTGCGGCCATCGCTTGAATATAGAAATCGTATTGCTTTGGGTTGGCTTGTAAGTCAACGTTCATTAAATTTCAATCTTAGTTCCATCAGGCATCGTAACCGTTGAGGGTGGTCGCGTGTCGGTGATGGTCGTTTCGGTTTTAGTTATTTGCTCCTCTATTCCGTTATTCAATGTGTCAATTGCCTTAGCATTGCCCATCTTAGCGTTGTTAAATAAACTATCGACATACTCTTCCAAGTTGTTAGCGCCCGTTAACTTTTCGATAATCTTTTGAGTCAGTAACCTTTCAGCGCGCCTTGCCTCCCAACCTTTGCTCTTAGCTTCGGGGGTTGGTTGGTTATCTTTAGTGAAAGGTTTGCCAGTCTCGATTCCGTTCATTCTAATTCGAGGTTTTTTCGGTGTTTTGTCATCGGCTTTCATAGTGCAAAGATAATAATTATATTAATATAAGTTTTCGTATATTTTTAGTATTAATTCGTATATTTTCGAACATTAAATAAATAATAAAGTAAGCAATTCAGTTTGCATCTGCTCAAACGATGTAGCTACAATGTAATTACCTCCATCTGCTTCGATTGCTGCTTTACGTTTAAGTTGTGCTTCGCTTATCTTATCGGTTGGTGATTTTACCTCAATGGCAAACAAACGACCTCTCAATATACATTGAATATCCTCCATACCTTTGTTAAGCCCTGCAATGTAACCGATGCCTTTTCGATATCTGCCCTCACTACTTATGCGCCTTGCACTATTGCAACTGTGTACTGACTTTAAGTAAGCAATAATTAAATCAGTAAACTTATTGGTGTTAAAAGCATCTTTGGTTTCTTTTGGCTGAATAACATTGTTAACGGGTAAGTCCAAATGGTTAGTTGTGAGCTCCGCTTTTCGCTTTTTAACAACTTTCTTTTTGTTCAAGTTAAATCGTTCAATCGGTAAGGTGTTCCAAAACGCTTGATTCATGTTTGACCGTTTGTATTGATGATGATAATAAAGTTCGAATTCTGGGATTGTGTAGATTTTCATATTGATTACTATTAGTTATTAATTACTTAAGAATTACCAAAGAATTACCAAAAAATTACCAAGCGTATGCCTTACTACCATTGCTCTATATTATTATTATTATTAAAAAGTAATAAAGTAATAAAGAAAATACAACATTTATACGTTTTTTGTTTTTGATATGTTTTTGCCATAGCTTTTGGATTATTACCGATATTTATTACTTTCTTGATTTTCAGCATATTAAATAGTAATTAGTAATTTTAGTAATTTTACTACGCAAACCTTGGCATCTCTTCATTAGGGTCATCAACTGAATCGTTTTGTTTATTAACTACTTTATTTTTAATATGATACGGATTTTTAAATAGAAAAGGAAGTCCAGTTTTGCTCACTTGTGGATAGTTCTCATTTGGAAATCCTTTATACTTTTTATTTTTTAAACATAAGATTTTCATTTCATCATTTATAACTTTACGAATATAAGACATTGTAATTTGATTATTAGTATTAAACCATTTTTCCTTAACATCCCTCGCAGTTACTTCAATAAATTCTATGCCATCATTATTCATAAAGAAATCCTCAAAATTCATTTCTATTTCTTTTCTCAATGTTGATTTGCTTTCCTCCATTACAGCGTGTAATGATTCGGTTAATATTTCATCCTTGGTAAAAACCATACGCGATTTGCTGAAGTCTATTGCAGGAAGTTGCATAAGGTATTTTAAAAACTTTGGTATTTCATTAAACAAATCGTTTTCAATGTTAGTATTCTTTTTGCCTTTAATAAGTTTAATTTTGCGCACCCAAAAGCGGATTTCCTCTTCATCAATTCGCATAAAGTCAGATTCTTTGTTGGTGCAAAAAATAACTTTGCCAAAAAATGGCACACTATAATGACTAACAAACTTTTGTGAAACCGACATTGTTTTGGCAGTTGCTATTGACTTTAACTTTTCAATTGCGTGTTGTTTATCAATTGTCGTTTCATCAATCATAATAATGTTTTTAGTTGCGTAAGCATCATTAAAGTTACTTGTAAGGTCACTTGGGTTAATAAGTGTAGTATTTTCTCCAAACAACATTTGAATCCAATTTAAGAAAGTTGTTTTACCTGTTTCGCGTTCGGTAGAAACAAGTGCTAATACTGGCAATATTTGGCGCGGATATTCGTAAAGTATTTTCATATACTTTAAACCAAGCTCCCATTGCTCACCAAATATGTGGTGTATTAATCCCATAGTTACGGGTATATCGTTTTGGTTAACCTCATCAATAACGAATTTATGCGAAAACTTTGCGTAAAGGTTATAACAGTTGTTAAGCACTGGAGTATATTCAACATTGTCGGGGTAAATAGTAAAGTCATCAAACTTGTAAATCATTCCAAGTAATTGTTTGCCATGGTCTTGCTTTATTTCATCTTTTTTCCAAGGTTTTAACAAAGTGTTTTCAGATTTGTATCTGTCTTTTTTGGCTATAACTTTAAAGTAATCAGTTCCCACCCTAATATAAGGTATATCGGATTTCATTATTTCAAAATTAACATAAGACATTGCAGCAAATGAATCGCCTTGGAATTTAACCGCGGCTAAAACCATAAATTTAGAAACCTTGGCCCCAACACCAAGTCGGTAACTATTTTTTTTCATCACATCAATAGTGTTTAACTTATTGAGAATAAAAGTAGGTTTGTTAAGTTCTTGCGGGTCTAAACTATCGGGATTCAATAAGCATACTTCCGTTTCAGATTTTACATTGCATTGTTTTATGCCCTCAAATATTGACACGAATGAGCCAAAGAAGTTGAAGTAATCTACCGCGTTTAAAAGCGGGTTTGATTCGGGTTTTTTAAATTTGTCGCTCATGCTTTGTTTAGATAAGTTGGTTGTGTAGTTCCTTTGTTAATCATTTCTTTTGCAGTTTGTTTGTATATTGATGACTTTTGCGATAGATAACCATTGCCATCAATCATTTGCTGCATCACATCAATAGCGTGTTGGTGGTCAATATAACCAGCACCAACATAACCACCCATTAAGTAAGCTGCGGCCCTCAATTGTGGATGTCCTGAATCAACAATTACGTTTATTTTTTTTGCAATAATACGTTCAATTGTTGAAGTTTTGTCATCAACAATATATTGTTTTACTGCTGGCCTCACTATTTCAATATGCTTTGTTGACCACGTTTGCGCATCGTTTCGGTGCAGGATGTCGGCATCGTAACTAATAAACATCGGTAGTATGCAGTTCTTTGGCGCTGTGTCAAATCCATTATAGCAGTTAAGATGTCGCTCGATACCTGCATAGTATTGTTTAAATTCATCTACCGAAGTGCAAATAGGAATCTTAACCAGTGCGCGAACACCATGCCTCGAAGCCGATAGCCACGCGGTTATGATGTATTTGTATTCGTTAAATAAATACTCTTTGAATTCAACTGCCACATCGCTTTCCAAATGGTCAAAATCCAAAACAAGTAAGCCAGTCCAATGTTGAATGTTGGAATACTTACGCGGCCCGTTAACATAAACACATGGAGTAAATGAATATAGTTTTGATTTTAAAGCTTGCTTTTTGGCCATGTCTTTTTTTTCCTCTGCAATTCTTATCTCCTCAAATACATTGCGGATATCTTTTTTAGGCGTTCTAATCGCGTTAATTAGATATTCAAGCGTAACACTACCTAATGGAGTGCTACGTTTGATATCCGCTTCGTAATAGTTAAATGTTATTGGTTGCATAGTTTATCCATCATAAACTCATAATTGGCTATGTGAACATTTGTGTAATCAATACCGTTTGGATGTATCTTATGCTCAAACACTGGTTTATTATTGATGCTAAACTGATAACCTAATGGTTTTTTTCTTACTTCACCAATGTTGAACACACCAAGAAAACCGTTAAAAGAATGGTGATCATGTAGCTCCTCATGTCTATCGATGTGCAATTCTACTCCATCAATAATTGTTGATTGCTCATTTAAAATAAAATAGCTATAAGATAAAGGCGGGCAAATTAAAACAATAGCTTTAACAAATTCGCCTGGTCTATATTCCCACTCTGCGGTTGTGTATCTTTCGGCTTGCTTAATGTACTTGCCTATTTCCTCGCCTCTTTTTTTGTCTGGTATTTTACATTCAATTGCAAAGTGATATTTGCCATCAATAGTTAAAAGCAAATCAATTCTGTTTTTCTTGCACTTGCTTACTACTTCTCTTTGAACTTCAAAATACTTTTTAAATTTTAATTCAAGTTTGTTTACAAATTCTTTTTCTGTTTTCATGTTATTTTTTTTTAGGGTTTAGTTTATTGTACTCGATTTGATTGTAATTAAAGCCATCGACAACCATTGCTTTTTGGATAGCGTGATAAATTGTTTCGGCCCATGTTGGAAGGATTTTCCCGTTTGGGGATTTTACTAAAAATATTTTCATTTAATTAAATAAAGAAACCCCTACCAAATTGCGCCACCCGCCAAGGGGCAACAATAAGATAGGGGCTATGTTAAAAATGTCTTTCAATTTGGCGGGTTATTTCGGATGTAAATATAAGTTTTTTTTACTTAATCTGCAAATTACGATGTATTTCAATTGTGCAACCAGTAACTTCAACACCATCTTTAAGTGCTGCCTTAATAGCAGCCTTATCTGCTTGTTCAGTTACCTTTACCACCTTATAAGCAGCAGGCAAAGCATTCACATCATCAACCTCAACAGTTTCAGATTTTCTAAAGTTAATCTTAACCAATGGTGTTTTGATTTCTTCAATCTGGAATAAATCCATTGCGTGTTTAATGCGATCCTTTAGATATTCAGATGCCTTTTCACGTTGCTTTTTCGCTGCCTGCAACCTCTTAATTTCAGCATCAATAATTTCAACATCAGCATCCATTTGCTTAATTACAAACGAATAAGCAACTGATTTGTTTTGCAACTGCTCTTCAGTAATGGCAAGTGCTTCCTCAAGAGAGGGGGTTAACTCACCCCCATTCTCTATAAGTTCTTCTGCTAATTGATTATAGCTTTGTTCAATTTGATAGATTGTTAGTTTCATTATGCTTCGGTGTTAGGTGTTAATTTAGTTTTCATTTCATCTTTTGCTGCTAATACTCGTAGGTCTAATCGTTGCGCTTTGGTAATTTTTCCCCAAACTGCTTTAATTTCATCAAGTGATACACACACTTGAATGTCATTGATAATCTCATCAATAGTTGTGTCAACCTCAACGTGTGTAGCTTCTTCAGTTGTCACTACTTGCATTTCCTCTGGCACATACACTGGCCCGCTAAAGATGTCGGGGCAATACCACTTCACACCATTACTGATAGCCCTTGCGAATAACATATTCTTTGGGAATTTATCAATGTTTTTTGTAAGTGCTTTTCTTGCATCTTCAATGGTAAATGTGCTATTACCTATTTTAGTAGCACCTTGAAAGAAATCAATTGAGCAAACCTTTTCAGATGCCTCAACAACACGATAGTCATACTTGCCACTACCTTTTAACCTTGATGCAATTAAACCTGCTCCGATTGTTGGTTTGCCTTGAATAATGTGAATACCAGTCATAGAGGCAAATGGAGGTATTCCGATTTCTTGCCCTGCGGATATTTTGACCATAGCCTGCGCAACACTTTTGATGTCGGTAAACATTCCCGATTCGTAAAATGCTTTACTGATATTCATTATATCAGTAGTGTTAATTGTTGTTACTGTTGTTACTTGTGTGTTCATTGTTATTATGTATTAAGGGTTAAAACTAAAATGGAAGATCGCTTTCAACATCATTCTTTTGCACTGGCTTTGAATACTCCACTTGCGGGTCTTCAGTTTGTGTAAACGGATTCGCATCCACTTTCCAACACGAAATGGTGTTAAACACCTTAACTTCACCTTGTGGCGATGTCCACTCGCGCCCACGAATATTGATGTGAGCTTCAATGTCTTGCCCTACTTTTAAGTCATCCGCTATTGAGCAGGCTTTTTGCTGCAATTCAACTGATACGATTTGCGGATACTGATCTGCGGTGGTAAGTATTAGTTCTCTCTTTGAGAATTTACCATCACTAACTGTTTGCGTTGCGCCTATGCGCTTAATTGTGCCTTTGATTGTCATTTGATTTATTTATTTGTTTTTGTGTAAGAAATCTGTTAATACCATTGATAAGAATGAGGTGTGCGGAATGTAATCGTTGAATTGCAAGTTAATTTCGTGCTTGTCGTTGCTTACTGCAAGGTCACATAGTTGCATAGTCCAGAACGCATCTTTACGGTCAATAGAAGCAGTTATTTCGTTGTCTTTATTCCACACGTAGAATGTTTCGTTGTCAGATTCGTATTCGATGCGTTCCTTTGAATTTTCAATTTGCCACGTGGTGGTCGTTGATACTTTTGTGATTACGTTAATTGAGTTCATGTTAGTTTGTTTTTATTTGGTTTATAATTATATTAACATATTAGAGTTAGAGGTTTTTGCCTCTAACTTATTTTTCTTGTCTAAAAACTTTGCCCAAAGTTTTAAAAGTGTTTTGTTATTTTCTCCAAATTCTGCATCAAGTTTTTTAAGATTATCTATTCCTGTTTCAAGGTCTGCAATGTCTGTGCAATTGCTTACTTTTAAGTAAGGGTTGCTGTTGATTTTTTCTGTTAGTGTCATTTTGTTAGTTTTTAAAATTAGTAATTGTTATTTGTTGAGTGCAAATCTACAACTACTTTTTAAACCTACAAATTTATTTTAGGTTTATTTTATATCTGTTAACAAATTTTAACAAATCGTTTCGCAAGGTTATAGACTTTAAAATGTTGTGGCTTCCAGTTTGCAACACGATTTCGCAGGATGTTTTTGACTTGTTCTTGAGTCATAAAGCACTTTTCACCAATGGTCACGAATGCTCCTTTACCAGCATTTCTTCCATAGGTCTGCACTCTTTCAAGGTTGATAACTTTGATAGCATCGTAAATTTCTTGTAGTTGTTCGGGGTTTGGTTTATTATTCATAATTCACTCATTATTAATATTTGATTTGTATTTTCTTTTTTAGCTTTTCGCATAGCCATATAAACATTGTTTGCTATTCGTTGCTTAAATTCCATTGCAGCCTCTATTGATGCAAAGTCTTCGCTCCAGTCTTCAGCTAATTTGCTTTTGTTCTTTAATCGTTCCACAATGCCAGATATTATACTGGTGATTTCGTGTACTTTAATGCCAAACACCATAGCACATTCAACTGATGTTAGCCCACTATTATACTTGAGCCAAACATCCCAATGTTGTTGCGTTATTGTAGCAGGTTTTGGAACGTGAATGTATGAATCACAAATTGCTCTTCCAAGTTTGCGTTTCTTTTTAATCTTTTGCATTGCGAATTTGATATTGCATTAAAACTAATGCTGAATGTATGGCTTCAGCATTGCCACCTTTGTAAGTAAGTTTTGCGCCTCCTTTTGGGGTGTAGGCTGCTGGGTTGTTTCGGTAACCGAATAATAGTTTTTGGATTAGTTGTTTCATTTTGTTAGTTGTTTTGTTAGTTTATATTCCTGCCCTTGTTTTAAAGTCTTTAAGTATCTCTATAAGTTCATCAATGTTGTCAATAGCCCATCGTTCCGTTTCAAAAACAATATATTTACCTGCTCCATTATCTTCCATAAATACTCTTAATTCTTGAATATCATTGCTTGATTCATCACATTCTTGGGTGTAAACTACTAATACTCGCTCTACTTCTGCTTTCATTTGTTAGTTGTTAAATTAGATATTACCAGTTATTGCAATAGCATTCCCATAGTTATAATGTGAATGTGTTTTAGTTCCAGTTTTGAAAAAACTAAAATTTTTGTCATAATAAACCATTACTCCACATCTATCCCAACATCTTAATGCTCTCACAATAAATTTATTGTCTTGAACATTACATACTACACCAGTTTCAATTATTCCATTTTCTTGAAATGTCACTGTTTGATTAATTTCTACGTTTTCAAATTTTCTTGCTTTCATTATGTTAGTTTTAAAAGTTTCGACAAACCTACAACAATATTTTATTAAAACAAAATTGTTTGTTAATTATTTTTGTTTTATGTTTGCGGAAATTTAAAACTAACATTATGGAAACAACATTAACATTGCATTGGGAGTACGAAGAAACCGATAGAGAAAACAACATTAGAGGCGGTTGGGTATTAACTGACATTACAAATGGTAACACACCAGTTTATTTATCACCGAAACTTGAACAATTATTAAATGAGGAGTTAGATCCCGAAAACTTTTAAACTATGAAAACAAAACCATCCTTAATTTTATGGGCATTATCAGCCCTATTTATGTCCTTTTGGGCAATCAAATTCGCAATGACTGGGGTTTTCTTTGGAAATTCCGAGTTACTTACCTTTACTTTATCCTTTTGCGCCTCGCTAACAAGTGCGGTGTGTGGTGCTGGCTTTATGCAACAATGGTTAAAAAAATGAAACTGCTATATAAACCAACAAATCTATCCTGCGAATTTGTTATTTCTGATTTCGCGAAAAGCGAAGGGGTGCAAAAGGTCATAGGCTTCTCACGCGGTTGGCATCACTGGAATAGCATACGTTTGGGCATTCGCAAGGAGGAAAACTATTGTGTGTTGTACTTTTATGCTTATATTAAAGGGCAGCGCATCATTCAACGGTTAGGTAGATACGCAATCGGTGAACTTGTTAAAGTTAGATTGCACTGGGGCTATTATATTGAATGCAAAGCTAACGATGGATATGCGTTTAGAGTTGCGCCAAAGTGTTCTTTTCCTATTGGCTATATGCTTTATCCTTACGCAGAAAAAGATGGTGTAGAGGGCATAGAAGTGCCTTTAAATATTGAGATAATGAACTTAAAAATAAGCTAATGAAACCAAATAGTTGTGCGTGTTATGGGTCGAATGACATACACGAATGCTATTGTTTAAAAAATAATATTATGAAACAAGTCACAGCAGTTGAGTGGTTGGTTGAGCAATTATCAAGTTCAAAATACATCTATAACCTTATGGAAGAAATAGAATGTCAAAGTACAATAGTTCAACCTAACATATTTCAACAAGCCAAAGCAATGGAAAAAAAGCAGATAATAGATGCTTATTCTAATAATGGGTGGAATGATGAAGACCAAAGAGCAAATGCAGAACAATACTACAACGAAACTTATAAAACAATATGAAGCCAAAAGATGAAACCAAGCCATTTGAATCGAGATTAATCGAGGACTTGCATCCAACACTTGCCAACGCTTACAAGAAAGCAGAAGCGCAGTTTAACGCTATTCACAACGATGTTCACGTTATCATAGTTTGCACTTACCGAAACAATGCAATGCAAGAAGTGTACTATCATAAGCGCCCAAAGATAACTAATGCCAGAGCAGGGCAATCAGCGCATAATTACTACCCATCAAGGGCTTTTGATATTGCCTTTGTAAAGGTCGGAAAACGTGAGTTAGACTACTCGGCAAAGCACTTTAAAGAATTTTGGGAGATGTTGCAATCGGCATCTAACAAGTTGACTTGGGGTGGCAACTTTAAATCGTTCAAGGATTTACCCCACGTGGAGCTTACCAACTGGAAAATGACAATAATATGACACGCAACACACGCTACACTAATGGCAAGGAGGTTATAACTTTCAGCAAAATAGACTTTATAGTTATCGGTGGTCGAAAGATAGACCACGTTTACTTTAGGCGAAAGGATAAACACGATTTGATAATGCCCTTGTTGGAATGGAATTTAAAGGGTAAATTTGAATGGGAAATAATTAATTAAAATATGAATCTAAAACAGAAGTACAGAAGCCCAGACAACCGCCAGCTAAAGAAGATTGCAGACTACTTAATTTATGTGTTGCTGCCATTTATTCAGACATCTTTAGCACTCGCAGAAACGCAAGGTCTTATCAGTTTGAAGCAAGCCTTTTGGGGCGGTTTGGCTGCGACATTCTTGCTGATTAATACTAAATTCTTAACTAAGTTTACAACCGAAACACCAACAAGAACTCCAGTTATTGATGGTGATGGGTGCTAAAAATAACAATATGAAACCACAACACCAACTTATCGCATTCGCAGTACTATGCTTATTGTTAATTATAGGCTTAAATCATTGCGCCAAAGACAAACCGAAGCCTATTCAATTCGATTATAAGGCAGAAGCGCAAATGATAAAAAAACAATTCGGCATTGAGCAGGCAATTCTACTTAACCAGTTAGAATCAGTCAACCGAAGATTGCAAACTGCGAATAACGCAAAAGATTCTATTAGAAAGCGTGAAATATCTTTGACCAACACTAACATAGCTTTGCTTAAGAAGTTGCGCCAGACATTACCAAAAGAGTGCGACACTGTGTTTGTTTTATGTGATGAGATAATCAATGTCAAAGATTCAAGTTATGCAGCGTTGTTTACTGCATTTCAACTTTGCGCTGATGCTTCAACGATTAAGGATTCTTTAATAGTTGCTTACAAAGCGGAGAATGTTACAGATAGCACTCTATTAGTTATTAGCAAGCAAGAAACGAAGAAACAAAAGAGAGGTAAGGTCGCTGCTTGGTGTGTTGGTGGTGCTATGTTTATTTTATGGCTTGTTGTGGGATTAAAATAATATACTATCTTTGCCACGTTGTGTAGGAGCAACGAAACGAAATTTTAACAAAAGCCTTGACTTTAGCGACCTCCTACTCGCTATCGTTGAGGTTTTTTAATTTAAAGAAATATGAATGTATTAAGTTTATTCGATGGTATGAGTTGCGGTCAACAAGCTCTTGACCGATTAGGAGTGAAAGTAGACAATTACTTTGCTTCCGAAATTGACAAATATGCTATTCAAGTTACAATGGCAAATTATCCTAATACAAAGCAATTAGGAAGCGTTGTTAATGTTGATGGGTATAGTTTACCAAAGATTGATTTACTTATGGGTGGATCGCCTTGTCAAAGTTTTAGTTTTGCTGGAAAACGCAAGGGTATGTCAACGAAATGCGAAACCGAAATTTTAACGCTTGAACATTATCTGGAATTGAAAGCAGAGGGTTACGAATTTGAGGGGCAATCTTACTTGTTTTGGGAGTTTATGCGATTGCTTTATGAAGTAAAACCTAAATACTTTTTGTTGGAGAATGTAGAGATGGGCGAAAAGTGGGAAAAGGTTTTAAGTAAAGCTATTGGTGTTAATGGTATTCATATAAATTCTGCATTGGTTTCAGCGCAGAATCGTAGAAGAATTTATTGGACAAATATCGGAATGCAACCAAGCGGTTTGTTTGGGGATTTAGAAAGTATAATTGAGCAACCTAAAGACCAGGGGATTTTGTTAAAGGATATATTAGAAACGGAGGTTGATGAAAAGTATTTTTTGAGTGAGAAATCTTTTATTTTTGATAGAATTAAAAACAATCATCCATTTACTCCAAGAATACCAAATGATAATGAAAAATCTAATTGCTTAAAAATAGGAGGAAGTGGAGTAGATGATTTAATAGTCCACAACACAATGCCACGTTCATCAACATCGGGCAAAGGTGGAACAGGCCCATTAAGTAGAGCTGATGGAAAAACTTATTGCTTGGATACCGGGAATACTAATGCGATTGAGGTTAGACAAGTCAAACAAATCAGCACCAACAATAAATCAAATGGAGCGACACAACCATACCAACAAGACAGAATTTATGATATTGATGGAATAAGTCCTGCATTGAATACTGATGGCAGAGGTCACGCGGTTGAAGTAGTAGTTGAAAATAATAATGCAACTTATAGACATTGTTTTTTTGGATTTAAAGGATATGAAGAAAAAAGTCCAACAATAAAAGGAAGTGGTGGGAGTGGTAATGATATTATACTAAATAAAATCCGCAGACTAACACCCATTGAATGCGAACGCTTGCAAACAGTTGCAGATAACTACACAAACCACGTTAGTGATTCACAAAGATATAAGATGCTCGGAAATGGTTGGACAATAGATGTTATTGCACATATTTTGAAATACGCAAAGTTTTACTATCTTTGCCCTGTTCAATGTTAGTTAGGTCGAAGCCCTTGCAGAAATGTGAGGGCTTTGTTATTTTTCATCGATAATCCCAAGCATAACCAATAGAGCTATAACACCGCCCTTGAATATTCTACCTACATTCTTGGCTATTTCTCGGTATTGATATAGCATTGCAATAAGATAAACAAACAAAATAACAAGTACTAATATGAATGGCTTTAGTGCGACAATTTCTTGATTACTCATTCTTGTTTTTCTTGGCTACCCTATACGAAGCCCACATTGAAACCACTAATGCACCTAACTTTGCGCAATCGTAAATGGTGTCATAGATGCCGACTAAATTCATATTGCCAAACCAATCCGAAGTCCACACTCCTGCTTGAATGATTATGCTTGTAATGATAACTAATATGCTATTGTCTGGATGGTGTGAATGTATCATAAAATTTAATTTTCTTTTGGAGTATAAGGTATCAAAGGTACATCTTTTAACCAAATAAATTCTTCGTTTGTGCACTCAATTTCTCCAACCGAAATTATCCAATTATCGTAAAAATCTTGGATAGGATTATAATATGAATAGGGAGCATATAACTGCCCGATTAATTGGTCTTTTTGAGTTTCTGTTAGAAGTCCAACGTAGGTTAACTTTTCTTCTTGTGTTAGTTCTGTTAGCTTCATACTTGGCGAGCTGGCGTAGTGTTTAAATTTGTTTGAAAGGCTTGTACTAATGTATAAAATGTATTTGCCTCTGCATCGCTAAATCCAGTTCCGATACTTGCAAAAGCGCATTGTCTATTTGTATAACCCAGAGCAGTTCCATTTGCATTTCTTGCTCCAATATATATATTTTGTGATGGAAAATTATTTACCGAATTTAACAATATTGATTCTGTTTTAGTGGTTCTTCTAAATAATTTTGTATTGTTTGAAGTCGTTCTTGTTGCTATTCCAAGAGCAAGAGTGTTTGTAAATGTAGCTTCGCTTAAAAAACTTGTTGATAGTGCATTAACAACTGCTATCGCCACCGATGCAGACCTAAGAGATAAATATGTAAAATCTTGCAATGCACCACCAGTTGCTCCCATGTCAATTGCGTTTGTTGTATTGCTTGTTCTTGAATAGTAAGATATATGGGTGTCGTTTAATGAAAGTGTATTCATATTGTAACCAGTATTGGCATAAGCATTAGTTCCGTTAGGTAATGCTCCCGTTGCTGAATGTGTCCAAAATCCGTTGAAAGTTAGTGTATACAACGATGTATTCATAAAGTTATATCTGTGCTTTGTCGAATCACCTCCAACAAATGGATAGATAGCATTGAATTTAGTTGTTAAACTATTCGCAATAAGTCCTGCTTCAAATGTATTTAAAGCATTTAAAATAGTTGTATCGGTTTCGCCAGTTGCTGCTATCCATGCCTTTGTTAAAGGTAGGTAACCGCCTTTTCCCATTATTGGCAATATAAATGATGGTAGTCCCATTATGCTACACCAACGCACCTCCACTTGCTTGTTACTGCGTTCCAAATGAATGCCACATCTAACCTTGCAGTTGTTACTGTTGTTGTAGGTAAAGCAATGGTTGAAGCTTCAAAACTTGCACCCCATGTTATTGCCCTTGCCGCAGTTCCCGTAATTGCAATCCACAATGTTTGAGCATCAGTTGGTGTGCCGCTTAAATTAGTTGTAAAAGATGTTATGTCAACCGTTTGTGCGGTTAATGAATAAAAGTCAACATTGTCTGTGTTAATCGTTGGTGTTGCCGAACTTGTTGTTGTGCCTGTTCTTGCAGTTATGCGCTTATTTGTTAATGTGTTTGTGTCGGTTGTTCCTACTACTTGACTACCTACACCACTTAAATAACCTAATTCCGTTGGTGTTGCTCCATTTATATTTTGAGCAGTTGTAATGTTTCCATTGGCACGATTAATAGCTATTGGGTTATCTATATGAGCTCCTGCATCATTATATCTTCTTAATTGAAAATCACCCCCACTATTTGCCCCACTTTCTATGCCATCAACACGTAATGCCCATCGTTGAACATCATCAGTGCGAAAGGAAAGAATCCTACTTACTCCATTGTCTGCATCTATCTTCACACGTGTGGTAGACGCACCGCCATCAATGTGCAACTTTTCAGCACCTGCGGGTGTACCTATACCTATTGTGTCAGCAGTTAATGAATGAATTCCTAAATCTACATCGGCAGTTGCACCAGTATAAGGAACACTACCCGTAACATCACTTAACATTGCAAAGGTTTCTGTGCCTGCTGCTTTGTTTGGCAATTCAAAAGTAACATTATAAGCTAATGTAGTAGCTTTAATTGTGCCAGCACCGAATGATGGGTTTTGAATTGTGATAGAATCTGGATAAATACTTAATGCATTTGAAGAACTATCCTCCATTAATATATTTGAAGTTACAACTTGAACATAGTTGCCTACTCCATCATCAACTTTTATTCCATTCGTAGTTGTAAAACCTGCATCAGTTACTTGTTGCAATGTTGGTATGCCACCTATTGCCCACACCGCAGCTCCAGTAGTTGCATCGCTGCAAACATAAACAGTTCCATCATCTAATGTCCACAATGAGCCAACTGAATATCCTAATGTGTCATCATCGGTGACCGTTGGAGTTGTGGTCAAATTATACAAAGATTGTCTAATGGTGTTTCCCGAACTGCCCATCACATACAACCTACCATTCTCCCACTTTAATTCATAGCCAGCACCACATATTTGAGCAATTCCTTTTAATCCTCCAAGCCCCGCATCAATTGTGCCCTCTCTTAACCTTGATGCGTTGTCAAATAACAAACCTTGTGTGGCATCAAACTCAATATCGTTTGCGCCTGAAGTGTTACCTAATATTAAGGTATCTGATAATGTTTGTGCGCTACTAACGATAGGAGAAAATACATCGGTAGTAATATCATACGTTCCTATTTCGCCCGTTTGAACATCAATAGCAAAGTCATGCAATATAAATGCATTTTCGGCACATACTTGTAATGTTATTGTACTGCCAACCGCATCGTTAATTTGATAAAACTTATTACCAACTAATTCGCCTAACCCTTGCTTTGTTATAATGTTAGCGCGACTATCATTTTCGTTATAATAAGTCGAAAACATTTCATTGTTTGCATCCGTTGATACATAGCCATTTGCTTGACTTGCATCACTTAATATATTTGGACTACTATCAAGCAAGTTTACAAACCTATCTTGCGCGTTTTGCCCCGTTATAAAGTTTATTAAATTGTTGTAGATATTACTTACAATATCTGTGAGCATGTTTGCCCTATTTTTTTGTGCCATTATTTAAGGTATATCAAATGATTCATCAAAACTATTGTCAAAACTTGCACCATAAACAACTGATGGAGCGCAAACAAATACACCATCTGGAATGCTAAACTCCAATGGCATCTTATCGTGTATCCATTTGTAATTCAATACAAAGTTTACCTCATCCTTTAATGAATTTGCAACGGGATTACTTGCTATTAATGTGCCTGGTCTTTGTGATATTCTCATCAATGTTTCCGAGCAAAATGCTAAGTAAAAGTTTCGGCTTCCCGTAATCGAATTGTAATGTGGTAAGTTACTAACGTAGTCAGGGTCTTTATAATTTACTTCAAAGTTATAGGCAATCAATGTTTCATCTGACCAACCAAAACCACGCCCAACGATAGGACTACCACCATTATACTCGCCATGTGTTTGTGGCAACACGATAATCATTCCCGCAGTGATGCCCGTTTGCCAAATCAAAGTTGATTCGGGGTCAGTCATTAACTGTTGGTAAAATGTTTTGTGTATCAATGCCACCGAACGAACGCGTGCAAGCTCGATGCTTGTGCATTCACCGCTTCCGCTTAAGCCGCAAGCAAAATGACTTTCAATAGTATTACAATTTGATGGATAGAATGCCATTATTTTAAAGTATTAAAGGCGGCCACCTTACGGGGTGTTACCGCCAATGATTAAACTACGTAACAAGTAAACAAGTTAGATGGAATAGCCGACTCTTCAGGGAAGTTGTCAGATGTCCACTTAACTTCTACATCCCAAGTGCGCTCAACTTTTAAATCGTTTGCGATTGGATTTTTTGGTACGATAGTGCAAGGCTCATCACTGATGGCAAGCACTGTTTCTGATCTGAAAGCTACGTGAAAATTACGTGAGCCCTTAACGCTATTGTAATGATTACGGTTGCCTACATAGTTAGGGTCTTTAAACGACAATAAGAAAGTGTAAGAATTTAAACTTTCCTCTGTGTCGCCATAACCTTGGCCCATGTTTGGTGTTCCACCATCAAATTCGCCTTGTGTTTCAGGATATACAATGATTGCGCCTGATGCTATGCCCGCATTCCACAACGCTTCATCTTCGAAGTCAGTAGATAGTGTAGGGTAATAGCTTTTATTTATAAATGCAGTTCCTCTAACGCGAGATAACTCAACGCCGCAAGTACCACAACTGTGGGCGGTAATGTTTTCATCACAACCCGATGGATAATATGCCATGATTATTTGTTTTTAGCACTCGCAAATGACCGTACAGCCTCTGCGATATGTTTGTTTGATTTCGTATCGAACTGCTAACAGTCCATGGTTTAGACCGACTCTCACATCGGGTATTGAACATTCCTCTCTAAACACTAAAGTTGAATTCATTTCGGTTTCCGTTAACTCGAATGTGCAATCAAATACGTTAATGCTCTCACACACTAATTTACTCAACACACTGGGAATAGCCGAAACAAATATGTCCTTAATTGTTTGCGATGTTAATGTTTTATTTGCATAAATAACAAGCGTAACTGGTGTTGTTTCCTCCACCTTATCCATCTTGTCACCAAAATTGTTTTCAATTACTGTTAAACGTGATGACTCGCTGCGATGATACCAACTAATTGCATATTGATCTTGCAATAAACAGTTAGTTACTTCGCTATTAATGTTGATGCCAGGATAACGTTTCTCGCCATCGTAGTAAAACTCAGCAAGCCCAAACGCCTTGTTAGGTGTTAATGGTAACGCTGCGATAATAGCGTTGTCAATTTCGGTTATTACTTGCTTTAAATTCATTTGTTCATTATTAATAAAGCGGTTTCTTGCGCAACGATTTGAGTCATCTCGAGCTCACGTTCTGTTAACTGCCAAATGTCTCCATACTTCTCAGTTAAGTGACCGATTATATCTTCGTTTGCGGGCGATGTGTTGCCTATTGTGTAACCTTTCTCTGTGGCCTTTAATGTGTAGCCATTTTCAAGTTGTCGCGTTAACGATATGATTACTTTAGTGCTTGTTCCTCTATTGTTTTGCTCACGAATCTTTAAATAACTATTGCTATACGTTCCGATTGCACCTCCGTTTGAATTCTTGCCATCTACGTGAATGCGATAACGCAATTCAGGCAGCACCGCAATAGCCGCAGCCCTTGAAACCGTTTCGGGGTTTCCAAGTTCGCGAAACTTTGCAAGTATATTGCCAATCACAAATGGTATGTTAGAGGTTATGTCCATTAAGGTAGTTGTGTAAACACTTGTACTTGACTATTGCACTCTAAACATGCATCACATTCTAATTTAATGCCGCCTAAAGCATTCTTAATTGCCTCCTCATAACGTGTAGTGTAAAGCGCTAACAACTCGTTAGCCTCCTCACGTTTAACGGTTGTGTAAAAGTTTGTGCGCTCAGAGTATAAACGCTCGGTCATAAACTCGATGCCTAATGCATACCAATAAGCCTCAGCAAACAGCAATCTATTTGAGCACACCGCAGAATCATAACTGCATCCAAGCGTTAATAATACTTGTAATGAGTCAGCAATAGTGTTATACGTTAGTGTTCCGTTTGCGCTTGTATTTGAGGAAACAAAGCCATTGATTTGACCGCATGTTCCGCAGTCATAATAAGCGCTAAAGCAACTTGCAAAAAACGTATCTGAATCGGTGGTCGAATAAGTAACACCGTTAATGTTTGTGTCTAAAAATCCGATGGCCAAAATAGCGCAATCGAATTGTTTTAATATAGAGAATTCATTCCAACCATTAACCATATTTGCAACGGTTAAAGTCTTAGTGAATAGTACTTCCTTAGATAAGTAATTAAAAAACTTTACATTAATTGTCGTTGCAGTTGTGGTGCTTGACTTGTAAAATCTTATTTTGTCAACCGTTGTTGTTTGCAATGGGCTAATCTTCCAATTGTCAACAAGTGTGTAAGCCGAATTTATAACGATGCCCTTAAATAAATCGTTACTTGTTGAGGGTAATTCATCATCTCCAAAAACATCGACTGTCCTACGCACTCTTTTAATATCGTAACGGGTTGACATATACGATATAATTTGATTTTTCATTCGCGCCTCAGCACGTTCATTGATAGCATTCCATACGCCTATATAGTTTTGTTGCTCACTATTGGCAACTTGCTCAAATGATTTTAATGAAATGCCTGGCAGGCTGTTTAAAGAATAAACAGCCTGCGGCACCTCTGTAATTGAGCAACCGTTAAGTTTTACGATTCCGTCAAAACAACTCATTTATTAAGAGTTAGTTGCGGTGTAACGTAAACTTCCATTGTTGCCAGTTAATCTGTCAGATGCTAAGTAAGCATCACTTGGCACTTGCCATAATGCAA